GTTCTGGTGCCGAACTAGATAGAAGACATCATATTAATGATAAATCTATAGGCAGATATCCAATAGATCCGTATGGGTTATCAAAAAGTGTTATTGATAAAATCTGTGCAGACGAATCTAAGCTTTGTAATTTTAGAATTTATAATTGTTTTGGATATGATGAACAACCAGATAGAATGATAAGAAATAATATTGTCAAATACCTAAATCGCCAAAGTATGGTTATACATGCTGATCGTAAGATGGATTTCTTTTTTGTTGAAGATTTAGTTAGGTTAATACATTTTTTTATTCAAACACAAAATATACCTAAAAAATTCGACTGCTGTTATAAAGAGAAGCTATATCTTTCAGAAATAGTACAAATAATTAATAATCTAGACACACACAAAGTAGACACTATCTACGAAACAGAAATTCCCGGCAAAGACTATACTGGACAATACGTAGAAACCCACATAGATTACATTGGGCTTCATCGGGCTATCAAATTAATATATAATCAATATAAAATATCTCAGGAGTTAATAATAAATTAATGAACCTTAATAAAGAAGATGTTTTAAAACTAGTTGAAGCATATTTAGAAGAAAAACAATCCGCAAAAACATGGATCCCAGGAAAGGATTGGGTAAAATATGCAGGGCCGGTATTTGATGAAAAGGAATATTTGTCTGCTATATCATCTATACTAGATGGTTGGTTAGTTTTGGGTAAAGATGGAATGGTATTTGAAAGAAAATTTGCTCCTTTAATGGGTAAAAATCATGGTGTTTTAACTAATAGTGGTAGTTCATCGAATCTTTTAATGATGTCTAGCATGACCTCGAAAAGGCTCTATAATCTACCCAAAGGAACCAAGGTCATAACACCTATAGCCGGATTCCCAACAACTATTAATCCTATATTCCAGGTTGGATTTGAACCAGTCTTTATAGATATAGATTTGAATACATTAAATCTAGATTTAGAGCAATTAGAAATAGCTGCAAAATCCGGAGCCAAAATTTTGACTTTCGCCCATGTTCTGGGTAACCCACCAAATATGGATATAGTAATGGATATCGTTAAAAGATATGATCTAATTCTTCTAGAAGATTGCTGTGATGCTCTTGGATCCACTTACGATAATAAACCTCTTGGTAGTTTTGGAGAAATGTCTAGTTGTAGTTTTTATCCTGCTCATCATATTACTATGGGAGAGGGTGGGTTTGTAGCTACTAATACCAAGGAACAAGAAATAGTAATACGAAGTTTTAGAGAATGGGGTAGGGGTTGTTATTGTTTTGGAGAGAAAGCTAATTTATTAAAGAACGGTAGTTGTGGCAAAAGGTTTTCTAATTGGCTTCCTGAACTACCCGATGAAATTTTTGATCACAAATACGTTTATGATGAAATCGGATACAATCTTAAACCAATAGAAATGCAGGCATCAATAGGACTACAACAATTAAATAAGTTACCTCAAATAATATCTGCTAGAAAAGAAAATTATAGATTACTATATTCTATTTTTCAAAAATATGAGCAGTATTTTATACTACCAAAACCAACACCAAAATCTGATCCGTGTTGGTTTGCTTTTCCATTAACAATAAGACATAACTCTAATTTTAAAAGAAAAGATATAGTATCTTTTTTAGAGGACCATAAAATACAAACACGACCATATTTTGCTGGAAATATCATGTTGCAGCCAGCTTATTCTGGATTATATAACGTAGAGAAAGTTTTAACAAAATTTCCTAATGCAAGAAAAATCACAACAGACACCTTTTTTCTGGGCACAAGTCCTATAATCACAAAAATTCAAATCGAATATATAAAAGATACCGTAGAAAAATTTTTTGGATCTCGACACCTTGACCTCTAGACCACAGAGTATATAATGTCGGTATGAGACCAAACTGGACGGATTATTTTCTAGGAATAGCCAAGATAGTATCGTGTCGTAGTCACGATATTCACACACAGCATGGATGCGTAATAACGGATCAATATCATAGAATTCTTGGTGTTGGATACAATGGTTTTCCAAAAGGTATGAATGACGATATTTTACCAACCAGCAGACCCGAAAAATATAAATGGATGATACACGCCGAAAGAAATGCTTTGAGTAATTGTGTAATACGTCCAGATAATGGAATAGCGTATGTTACCGGTCAGAGCTGCAATCAGTGCATAATGTCACTATGGCAAGAAGGAATTGTGCGTGTTGTTATGGCAGATCATCATGGCACTCATCTTTTTGACGAACTTGAAAAAGAACAATTTGATACTTTTTGTAAGCACACTGGCATAGAAATACTCAGAGTTGATCCAGACTTTTCTTGGTTGAAAAATCTTTGTGGTGTATTATAATAATAGAATATAAATTTTGATTAGTTCCGGAATCAAGCATGATACATAATCTAATAACTTTTCTAATACCGGAATATCTGTTTTAATCTTTAAGGAGAAAATATGTCGGCACTCAATGAGCTTCAAAATTATACTTTTGTTAGTAAATATGCACGTTGGCTAGAAGATAAAAAAAGACGAGAAACATGGAAAGAAGCTGTTGAGAGAGTAAAAAACATGATGCATACCAAGTATGCTGACAAAAATATTTCTGAAGAAATAAATTGGGCATATGATCTTATGTATAAGAAAAAGGTTCTTGGAAGTCAAAGGTGCTTACAGTTTGGCGGCGATCCTATACTAAAGCGAAATGCAAAACTATATAATTGCACAGCAAGTTATTGCGACAGATTAAGATTTTTCCAAGAATGTTTTTGGTTATTACTTTGTGGAAGCGGCACTGGCTTTAGCGTACAAAAACACCACGTTGCAAAATTACCAACGCTTTCGCAAAACCAAAGAAATAAGGGTGTTAAATATACTGTTGAAGATACCATAGAAGGATGGTCAGATGCTCTCGGGGTTTTATTAAGTTCATATTTTACTAAACCATCCGAAAACAAGTTCAAAATTTATCAGGATACTTATGTAGTTTTTGATTATTCGAATATTAGGCCAAAAGGTTCAGATTTAAGTTCTGGAGTTGGCAAAGCTCCTGGGTTTGAGCCGCTGCAAAATGGTTTAGAAAAAATACGAGCATTACTTGATAGATGTATAGCCAACGGACAAAAAAAATTAAGACCGATAGATGCCTATGATATTGTTATGCATAGTAGTGACGCTGTTTTGAGTGGTGGAGTTCGTAGATCTGCTAGTTTGGCATTGTTTAGTGCAGATGATGAAGAGATGGCTAAAGCAAAAACAGGAAATTGGTACGCAGAAAATCCACAAAGAGCAAGAAGCAATAACTCAGCTCTGCTATTAAAAGACTCAACCGAATTCGAAGATTTTCAAAAACTTATGAATAGCGTAAAAGAATTTGGAGAACCAGGATTTATATGGAGCGACTCAACAGAGATGGTTTTTAATCCGTGTTGTGAAATTGCATTATGGCCAGTTAATGAAAAAAATGGAAAGTCTGGCTGGCAAGGTTGTAATCTATCAACTATTAATTGTTCTTCTATAGAAGACGAGAAAGATTTTTATGAAAGATGTAAAGCTGCCGCAATCATAGGCACACTACAGGCTGGATTTACAAAGCTAGAATATCTTGAAAAAGATAGCGAAGAAATATTTGAACGTGAAGCTCTGTTGGGAGTTTCTATGACCGGAATAATGGAAAAACACGAACTAATTTTAACCGAAAGGGTTTTAAAAAGTGGAGCAAAAATAGCGGTTGATACAAACAAAGAAATGGCAAAAAAAATAGGAATTAATCAAGCTGCTAGAGTAACATGCTTAAAGCCAGAAGGAACATCTTCTAGTATGCTTGGAACAAGCTCTGGAATCCATCCGCATCATGCTAAACGCTATATAAGGCATGTACAGGCCAATGTTTTAGAAGCGCCTTTCCAGCACTTTAAAAGTTATAATCCTCAAGCATGTGAAAAATCTCGCTGGTCAGCGAATAACACTGACGAGGTTATTAAGTTCCCCATTGAAGTTCCAGATGGATCTAAATTAAAAAACCAGCTTCCAGCAATAGAAATGCTAGAAATAGTCAAGAATACCCAAAAAAATTGGGTACACTCTGGTAGAAATAGGTTACTATGTACACAAGAGTATCTTTGTCATAATGTTAGCAATACGGTTACAGTCAAGCCAGACGAATGGGATGAAGTAACTAAATATATCTATGATAACAGAAAATACTTTGCTGGAATTAGCCTTATACCACAAAGCGGAGATAAAGATTATCCTCAAGCCCCATTTACTACTGTGTATACCAGTAGGGAAATTGTTAAGGAGTACGGAGATGCTGCATTATGGTGTTCTGGCTTAATTGAACTTGGACTTAATGTTTTTAGTAATAATTTATGGGCAGCCTGTGATTACGTTAATCTCAATCAAGCCAAAGAAGATGACGATGAACCTAAACTAAAATTTATAACCAAAATGAAAAATTTTGCTGGTAAATATTTTAATGGCGATACAAAAAGATTAACATATTGCATGAAAGATGTTTATAACTGGAAAATTTATTGTGATCTATATGACAGTTTTAAGAAAGTAGATTATGTTCAATTACAAGAAACCGAGGATAATACTGTAGGAATAGAGGAAATTAGTTGTGCAGGCGGCGCGTGTCTAATATAATCCCTAATTCCGAAAGGTATATCTTTTGAGAAAAAATAATAAAAAGTCACCCAAGAAAACCAGAGTACATGATGCTACTGCTAATTTAGTACCAGAAAATTATAACATTACAGCAATAAGAAATACCTTAAAACCAAAAACCAAAAATCAAAGCGAATATATAAGAAATATAGCGGAAAACATAATAACTTTTTGTCAGGGTTTGGCTGGATCTGGTAAAACACATATTGCAGTTGGTATGGCTATAGAGTATCTGCTAGCAGACAAAGTTAAAAAAATAGTCATAACTCGTCCAGTTGTTGAGGCTGGTGAAAAAATAGGGTATTTACCTGGATCGGCGGAAGAAAAATTAAATCCATACCTTTTACCAATATTAGATGAAATTAATCATTTTATTACAAATGCTCAGTATGTATCTTTAAAAACTAATAATAAGATAGAAATAGTTCCGCTAGGTCTTATGAGAGGCAGAAATTTTCATAATACTTTTATAGTTGCAGACGAATGTCAAAATGCAACATACGATCAGTTAAAAATGCTATTGACACGGATAGGTAGGGATAGTAAAATGGTATTAACAGGGGATATATCTCAATCGGATTTAAGATATGATTATCAGGGTGGTTTTATGTCTATGATTAAGAACCTCGTAGATTTAGATGGTATAGGATTGTGTTCTCTAGAATCCTCTGATGTTGTAAGAAACCCTATTATTTCTCGTATTTTATCCAGACTGGATAGCTATGAGCGAAAAAACACATAAGCCTTGTCTTATATTAAATGCAGATTATTCACCAATATCTATAATACCATGGCAAAGAGCAATGATATGGTATTTTAGATATAGTATTGATAGTAAAAACTTAAGAGCCGAAATATTGGAATATCATAACGATGACACTATAGTTACAACAACCGGTACAACAAAAATACCATCGGTCATTAAAACAACTAGATATTTTAAACTTAATAGTGCTCATGTAAATTTTTCTAGAAAAAATCTATTTATAAGAGATGAATATACGTGTCAATACTGTGGTTATAAATTTGCTACTAATCAATTAACATATGATCACATTATACCAAAGTCAAAATGGACAAATCCTAATGAATCGCCCACTTCTTGGTTTAATATAGTAACTGCTTGCAAAAAATGTAATTCTAAAAAAGGAAACAAAACATTGCTCCAAGCGAACATGAGTCTAAAACAACAGCCATATGCCCCTAAAAAATCAAATAAGTACTTGCCTATCTATGTTCAGCTTGCTATTATAACTAATATACCGGAGTCATGGAGTATTTATATCAAATAATATGCCAGTCTATTCTTATAGATGCCAAAAATGTAAAAAAGATTTCGAGCTTTTTTTTTATATAAAAGACTATACAGAAAATCCAGAATGTTCTTTTTGTGGCTCTCGCCTTACTACTAGAAAATATATAGAAGATGCGGCAACGCTTATATCTTCTGTGAAAAAGGCTGACAGCGAATTAAAAACAATTGGGGATTTAGCAAACAGAAATAGAGATAAAATGTCAGAAGATGAGAAGAACAGCTTATACACAAAACATAACTCATACAAATACGAAGAATCCCAAAAAGAATTACCAAAAGGTATGACCAGAATAAAACCATCACAAAAAAGGGATAAGCCAAAATGGACATAAACAATTGTATATTTAATCCAAAAATGGAAGTTAAAGAAAAAGAAGAAGAAGCAATAGAATTAATATCGTGCGAAGACAAGAATGGCAATAACAATATTTGTGCAAAAAAAATTAGAAGAGAAGACTCTAGTATAAAATATGTTATTAAGACAGATCTAAATTTTAGACTATATAATCCATTTTCTTTATACGATCAGTCTGAAAAATATAGTAATTTTATAGATAATGTGTGTAGACAATCAAACAAATTTAAAGAAGTTAGTAAAAAAGTTTTCGATTTTTATACGGAATTCTTAAAAACAAAAAACGTAGCATTATTAAATAATGCAGAAAGAGAGGTGTATTGATGGCCAAGTATAATAAAACACAACAATATGCTGTTTTGTGGTTGTCTCATTCTGGTGCGGATGCAAAAAAAATTGCCGAAGAACTAGAATTAACGATTAAACAAGTAAACTATATAATAAATCAAAACAATAAAAATCCTGTGGGTCCAGACAACGACGGAAAACAATCTGTCGTCAAAAACTTAATCATAACAGAAAGTGCTGCCGGGAGGCAATCGGTTGCTGTTATGACAAAAGAAGCTTCTCAAATATCAGACGATCAAAATATAAAATATAAAACAAATAATATTAAATTGCCACATATCTTTAACCCCTATAAAAAAACATGAGAGAACATTCAGAAAATCCAAATGATTTAGAAAAAATACTTACCCAAGAAGAAAAAGATTTTTTATCAAAAATCAAAGATAAATATCAAACATATCTTAATGATTTTTATAGGTCCAACATAGAAACAATACAAAAAGAAATAGATTCTTCTGGCCCAGAACCTTTTAATGAGGCCGAACCTCCTAGAAACATAACTGGGTATCAGAGAGAAATGATAATAAAAGTAATTAGCGAAGTAACGACAATAGACGAGTCTGGCAGGCTAACGGCTGTGGAAGCTGTTACAGAAGACTCTTATCATATACCAGTACCGGCCGAAGTAGACTTTAATAACTTACTAAAACAATTCTTTGATAAATTTGATCCAGAAATAACAAATCTCGCCAAAAAAATAACAAATGTGTCAGCAACCCAATAAATACATCTCGAAGTATTCAAATGGTAAACTTGTATCACCGGCTCAATATATAACAGAAATTATATGTGAACAAAAAGCTAAAATAGACAAGGAAGATCTACACTATAAATTCTGGTTAAGTAAAAAATGGAATTTGTTCTATAGGAATCAGATAGCTAGTGCCAACAAATTGCTTAAAAAATATAGTGCAAAAGCAATAATTAACGCACTACTGAGTGATCACGGGAAAAAAATTTTTTCTTTGCGAGCACCACATCTAATTCCTATCATAGATTACGAGGAGGCCGCATTAAAATCTCAAAACAGTTCTCTGTCTAAGCATATAGAACGGAAAGAAAACGTACGGTTCAATAAAAGTAAAAAAGATAGAAACAACATACTATCCAAACTAGAGGATATAGATAATGGCTCTTAAAGACGATGTTAAGAAAAATTTTGGCAGCGACATTATTTTATCAGCAACATCTATTGTAGACAGAAAACTTATCACAATACCGGTAAGTCCTGCATTGGACATTATACTTGGTGGTGGTATACCAGAAGGTAGTTTTGTCGTTTTTACAGGACATCCAAAATGCGGAAAAACCACAACGTCTTTGGACTTTGCTGCTACGGCACAAAAAGAAGAATATCAAGGAGATCTAAAAAAACCTCGTCATGTGTATTACCTAAACATCGAAGGTAGGTTGAAAAAAAGAGATCTTGAGGGAATACCAGGATTGGACCTTAATAGGTTTGATGTTATAGGATCTCAACAAGGAAAAATACTACACGCCGAAGAGTATTTACAAATAGCAGAACGAATAATTAATGAAGAACCAGGATCTTTGCTTATAATAGATTCATATTCAGCATTATGTACAGAAACTGAAATAACCAGCGATATGGATAAAATGCAACGAGCGGACGGAGCTAAATTATTGGCTAAGTTTTGTCGCAAAGTAGCCAATGTTATACCAGTTAATAAAAATATTGTTATAGGAATAACCCATCTCATGGGAAATCCTGGATATGGTAACGTTGAATGGAAGGAAAAGAGTGGCCAAGCAATAGCATATCAAACCGACATAAAGATAAAAGCCAAAATGTTCAGCGCATGGAAATCCTCCTCGGAAGGCCCTCAAATAGGACAAGAAGTAGAATGGCAAACTCTATGTTCAGCGTTGGGTCCTCCTGGAGGTTCTATAAAATCATATATAAGATATGGGCAAGGAATTGATAAAGCAATGGAATTAGTGACCCTAGCTATAGATTTCGGCATAATATCTAAAGGAGGAGCATGGTACACACTATCTATGCTAGAAGATAAACCAAAATTCCAGGGTACAGAAAAACTTAGACAATATGTTGCTGAAAATATAGAGGTTTATAATAAACTATTGGAATGTGTTTATGGTGCCATGGGAATAATATGCAGCAAATAGTAGATCTAGATGGAAATACTCAAAACTGGAGTTTGACAGGCGGTATAGCTCATGGTAAAATACAGAGTAAGTCAGAACTCCACCTAGCTGCACGATCACTTTTAAAAGACTCTTTTCCCACACTACAAATTTTGGAAGAAATCCAAATACCTCTTAGAAAATCTGAAACCTTGTACTTAGATTTTTATTTGCCACTTATTAAAAAATGCATAGAAGTTCATGGAGAACAACATTATAGATTTGTGGCATTTTATCATGTTTCGCCAATAGGATTTGCTAGGCACAAAAAAAGAGATGCCGAAAAAAAAGAATGGTGTCTTAAAAATAATATAGAATATATAGAATTTGCATACAACGAAAGTATCGACGAATGGAAAGCTAAATTATTCCATGAATAAAACATCTAAAGAAGAACTGTCAGACTGGGACAAAATCTTAGACGATTATGAGTCAAGCATAGGATTACCCAGATATGCGTTAGATTCAATGCCCGAAGACGAATTAAATACATATTTAACAATGTCAAGGGATGTTTTAGAAAAATTAACAGTTGATGATTGTGGACAAATATCTTATAGGCTTGGTCAATTCTCTTTTCACGTACAACGAACACTTAATAGGGAAATAGCAAGAGTGAATTGGGCCGACGAGACCCTGAAAGAAATTATAGCTGATGATATTAATAACTATAAGGGTTATGGCTATTTGGAAAAGTCTGCCCAAGCTATCAAGCACAATGATAGAGCAACGTCTATAAACAAGATTAAAAAATATGCTAAACAAAGGTCCGACAGATTAACATATTTGTCTAGCAGTATCAAAAACCTATCCGATATTCTAATATCTATTCAAAAAGCAAAGGGTTCAAGACATGGATAATCTAAGTCCATCACAAATAAAACAAATGATAGAATTATTGCAATCGATGCTCCCCAAAGAGAACATAGAGACACCACCTAAAACTTCTAGTAGAAAAAATAATAAAAAAGATACTAATAAAAAATTCATAAATAAATTTGACACCATGACGGAAGCAGCCCTGCATAAAGAAGACAAAAGAATAGACGAAATATTGTCTGTTCATCCTCCAACGCCACGAACCAGAAAGTTCGATTTAATAGATGCGACTTGTAGAATATGTGGTAAAAAAGAATCCATAAATCCTGTGTTTCTAGATGCCCAGGACAGATACAAATGTAATTCTTGCTCTAGGAGTTCTGGTTAATGGTGCTTTGCGATACAGCGGCAGAAAGAGCTGTTTTATCAGGAATATGTTGTTATGGTGACTCTGCATATCTCGATATAGCAGATATTATTCAAGAAACAACATTTACTGTAGATAGCAATAAAATTATTTATAGGTGTCTCAAAAAAATATTTGAGTCGGAACAAAAAAGTTCTATAGATATAGCTATTATTTTTTCTACAGCAGAAGAACTCGGATTATCTAGTCTATTCAGTAGAAAAGAGGAAGTTCAGCATTTAAAAGCTATCCTTGATTTTCCTGTTAATATAGAAAATGTCAGAAAATTTGCAGCAAAAATTAGAAAACTTGAAATAGGAAGACTATTAAGACACCAGCTAGATAAAGCCCAAGATAAATTATTAGAAATAACTGGCTCCGAAACTGTAGGTTCCATACTAGGTATCGCAGAAGAGGCTATTTTCGATTTCTCTGCATTACTTAGTGATACCGACAATAATCCAGTAATGATTGGAGATAAATTAGAAGAATACATAGATCAACTTGTTAATAACCCTATTGATCAAGTCGGTATACCAACAGGATTTCCGGTGTACGACCAAGCCATAGGAGGTGGGTTGCGCAAAAGCACTATTAATGTTATTGCTGCAAGACCCAAAACCGGTAAAACGCTATTATCAGATAATATGGGTTTTTATATTGCAAATAAGCTAAAAATTCCGGTTTTGAATATGGATACTGAAATGACCAAGGAAGATCATATTAATCGTGTGATCGCAATGATAACGGAGATAGAAATCAACCACATAGAAACCGGAAAGTTTCAGGATTCTCCAAACAAAGTTATAAAGATCAAAGAAGCTGTGGAGTCTTTAAAAGAAACCCCATTATACTATAAATCTATAGCTGGTAAATCTTTTGAGGATCAACTGTCAATCATGAGAAGATGGCTGGTAAAAGAAGTAGGATTAAATAACGACGGAACAGCTAAGGATTGTGTTATTTTTTATGACTACTTGAAACTCATGGATACTCAGGGAATGACACAAGATCTCAAAGAATATCAGGTTCTGGGCTTTATGATGACGGCGCTTCATAATTTCGCTTCCAAGTATAAAGTTCCTATTGTGGCATTTATACAATTAAACAGAGACGGTATAACAAAAGAAAGTACTGATACTGCTAGTGGTTCTGATCGAATTATATGGCTTTGTAGCAACTTTAGTATTTTTAAACGTAAAAGCCCGGAAGAAATATCAGAAGATGGCCCAGAGAATGGTAACAGAAAATTAGTTCCCTTGGTTAGTAGGCATGGTGGTGGATTAGACGATAATGACTATATTAATTGTCACATGAAGGGCTGGTGCGCTAAGATTACCGAAGGTAAAACAAAATTAGAAATAGTAAAAAATTCCAAAACCGACAGAGATGGATTTATTGTAAATGATAACGAAACAGGCAATGAAGAAATCCCATTTGAATGATCAAGCAAAGCTTAAAGTTTTATGTGATAATTTATGTGATAACATAGAAGAATTATTAATTAAATTCGATATAGAATTTAAAAAATCTTCAAAAATGATATCTATGTGTTGTCCTATACACGATGGAGATAATCCAGGAGCTATTAACTTATATGTTGAGGGAGACACTTATAGAGGTAACTGGAAATGCAGAACACATAATTGCGAAGACATATTCAAAGGATCTATAATAGGTTTTGTCAGAGGAATCCTGTCTAATAAAAACCACGGATGGTCAAAAAAGGGAGATCAGGTCTGTTCTTTTACTGAAACTATTGATTTCATAACATCTTTCTTAAATAAAAAATTAGACGATATCAAAATATCTAGAGTATCAAAAGAAAAACAAAGATTTTCTAATATTATTAACAACATTAATGGTAATAAAATTACACAGCCATTAACTTCCTATCCTACCAGAAACAATATAATAAAAAACTTAGATATACCATCAAAATATTTCTTAAAAAGAGGTTTTTCTAAAGAGATACTTGTAAAATATGACGTTGGCTTTTGTGATAAACAAGACAAAGAAATGTTTCAAAGAGCGGTTGTTCCTATATACGACGATAACCATAAGCATATGGTTGGGTGTACCGGAAGAAGCATATTCGAAAAATGTTTAAAATGTCAAGCTTTTCACGATAGTAATTCTTTGTGTCCTCATCCAGATAATCGGTATCTATACTCAAAGTGGAAACATAGCTTTAATTTTAAAAGCCAAAACCACTTGTATAACTTTTGGTTTTCTAAGGAGCATATTAAAAAAACTAATTGTGCTATCATAGTAGAAAGTCCAGGAAATATTTGGAGACTGGAAGAGTGCGACATTCGCAACGGCGTTGGGATTTTTGGTTCTTCCATAAGTGATCGTCAAAAAATGATACTAGATGCTTCTGGTGCGATGAGACTTATTATACTTACAGATAACGACGAAGCAGGTAAAAAAGCTGCCGATCAAATAAAACAAAAATGCCAGAACACATATCAGATTATTATTCCCAGTATATCGAAACCCGACATAGCAGAAATGACTAAGGAAGAAATACAAAAAGAGATAGGTTTATATCTATGATTATAGCACTTGCTGGTAGAAAACAGTCGGGCAAAACTAGTGCTTGTACATATATTGCCAATACTTTTACAACAATAAAACAAGAAATATCTTGTATATATAATTTTGCAGATCCTTTAAAAGGTTTGTGTCAAGATATTCTGGGATTAACATACGACCAATGCTACGGAACAGACGAGCAAAAAAACGCATTTGTTGAATGCTATTGGGGAGGTAAACAACTTTCAGCTAGAGAAGTTATGCAGTTAGTTGGTACAGATATGTTTCGTAAGTTAAAAAACAGTGTTTGGGTTGATGCAACTATAAACCAAATAAAAAATGAGTCCTTGCCATTAGCTCTTATAGCAGACTGTAGGTTTCCCAACGAGGTAGACGCTGTTAAAAAATCTGGTGGTTTGGTTATCAAGCTAAATAGAAATCCACACAATTCTAATCATTCTAGCGAAACGGCACTCGATGTCGAAAACTACAATCAGAATAATTTTGATCTAATTATAGATAATAATAATTTATCTATAGAACAAAAAAATTGTCTTATATATAAATTTCTTATAGATAAAGGAGTACTATCATAATAGTAACATATTTACGTAGTAGCTCATACGGTACGCATTCGATGTGTCCTATGCAATATTTTATAGAGTATAATTTAGGCCATAAATCTCCATCGAACAAAAAAGCCGACAAAGGAACTATATGCCATAAAGTTTTAGAAATCTTAGCTTTCATTAAACTGAATCAACAAAATAAGAATAAAACATTTGATGACGATATTGTAGGTAAAATTGATATCAAAAAATATAATTTAGACCAAATTATAAAAACAGTATATATGTATTATACGTCTCAATTCAGGCATCATTCCTGGGAACAAAAAGACTATAAGGACTGTTATGCTTGGATACATAAAGCCTTAGACTATAATAATGGAATGTTTGATCCTAGAAATAGAGACATAATCCAGCCCGAACAACATTTCGACATAGAAATTAAAAAACCTTGGGCTAACTATAAATATAAAATAAACAAAGAACTATTGTGTGGTAATTTAGCCATAAAAGGCACAATTGATCTCGTCACAAGTGTTGATAACAAAACACTAGAGGTAATAGATTATAAAACAGGCAGAAGACTAGATTGGGCCACAGGAGAAGAAAAAACACAAGAAAAGCTTCAAAACGATCCCCAGCTGAGAATATACCACTATGCCATACAAAATCTGTATCCGCACATAGACAATGTGATAATGTCTATCAACTTTATTAACGATGGTGGTGTTTTCTCTATATGTTTCGACAAGTCCGACTTGTGCAAAACAGAAAAAATGTTAAAAGATAAATTTGAAATTATAAAAAATACAAAAATACCCACACTAAATAAAACATGGAAATGTAATAAGTTATGTCATTTCGGAAAAACAACATTTGAAAATACAAATATGTTACCAATTATAGAATATAGAGAAAATCAAATAACACAGGTAGGCAAGTTTATGACGAAATGTGAACAAATCCACCATGACATAGGAGTAAAAGGGGTGGAAATTGTTATTGACGAGTACACTCATCCAGGGTATACTGTAGGTCAATACAAGGCGCCTGGAAGTGTCGAATGAATTACATCCCTCTTCACTGTCATTCTATGTTTTCTCTTTTGGATGGACTATCAAAACCAGACCAAATAGCACAAAGATGTGTCCAAATAGGCGCAAAAGCTTGTGCTATAACAGATCATGGCAATATAGCCGGTGCCATAAAATTCTACCTCTCTATGAAAAAGGCTGGCATAAAACCCATATTAGGATGCGAATTATATATATGTGACCAACACCCATCGATACAAACAAAAGAGAATAAAAATCTTAGTCATTTTATTGTATTAGCTAAGAATTATAACGGATGGAAGGAACTCATCAAGATCGTTTCAGCCTCTAACAGACCAGAATATTATTACCATAAACCAAGAATAGATTTTTCTACTATAAAAACATTAATAAAAAATAATCTTATTGCCATCACGGGTCATTTGGGGTCAACACTAGCAGATAAAATATTGGAGCAATACGAACTCAGATCAGATTGGTTAAACATAGGAATAGAACACATAAACACTTTAAAAGATATTTTTGGAGAAAACAGCGTGTTCTTGGAGGCACAATTAATAGATGCCGAGAACTTACCAGTTCAAAAAACATTAACCGAAGCCATAAGAGAACTGGGGCAAACAACCAACACAAGAGTAATATGCACCCCAGACGCACATTACTGCACAAAGACAGATGCTATAGATCAAAGAATTTTATTGTGTAATAATCTTAAAACAACTTTTTCAGATATTAATTTTAAATTAAGCAATAATGAAAATGTTCCAATGTCTTGTTTTTTTTTATCAGACAACTATCACATACCATCTCAGGAGGAAATGTCTGCTATTCATACGCAATCGGAAATCGAAAACACAAATTATGTAGCCGATTTGATAGAGGACTATAATATATTGAGCAAACCAAGACTTCCTCCTTTTCCTTGTCCAAATGACATGGATGACGCGGAGTATCTTCGTGAATTATGTCGTAGAGGATGGAAAGAAAAGATAGCTAATCAAATACCAAAAGAAGAACACCACAAATATATAGATAGAATCAAATATGAGCTTGATATATTACAGGGTGCTAATCTTAGTAGTTATTTCTTGATAGTACAAGATATTGTGCGTTATGTAAGATCGAATAATTGGTTGCCCGGACCAGGAAGAGGAAGTGCCTCTGGGTGTTTGGTATCATATCTTATTGGAATTACTTCTATTGATCCTATTAAATATGATCTTATATTTGAGAGATTTTATAATGCTGGACGCAATACAGCAGAACATATTTCTATGCCAGATATTGACATAGATGTACCAATCAATAAAAGAGAAGATATTATCAAATATATACGAAACAAATACGGTTCAGATAAAGTATCTCAGATGATAACCTTTAATACAATTAAGGGTCGTGGGGCCTTGAAGGATGTTTTAAGAGTATATGGTAACATATCTTTTGATGAGATGAATAATATAACAAAAAATATACCTGACGAAGCGAAAATAGCCGATGAGCTCCAGGAAATGAGAGAAGAAACAGGTGAAGCTTCGATTATAAGATGGGCACTAGAAAATAATGCAGAAAAACTCAAGGAATGGTGTTACACCGACGAGAACAATGAGATGCAAGGACCACTTGCCAAAAGATTCGAACAAGCCATAAGACTTGAGGGAACTAAATCTAATCAGTCAAAACACGCCGCTGGTATAGCTATTAGTTCCGAGCCACTGGAAGAGATATGTCCTATGGTGTATGACTCAAAAAACAACCAAATTATAGCTGGAATGGAAATGCAAGATTTGGAATTTATTGGTATAATAAAATTTGATGTTCTAGGAATAGCCATGTTGGACAAAGTAATGACCATATCAGAAATACTCAAAAAAGGAGAATAGTTATGAGATTTGTAGATTTACAAATAGACACAAAGTTTAAACTAGACAATCAAGAGTATATAAAAATACCAGAAGAAAGAATCAGTTGTTGCAAAGTCTTAAATGCAAAGATAATATCAACTAATGAAAAGGTTCAAATAGTACCCATAACAGAAGTAGAAGTGATAAACTAATAAATGATAAACTATAATAAAATCTGTGTTTTTGATTTCGAAACGGATGGTTCTGATCCTTCGGTTTGTAGCCCAGTTCAATTGGCCGCACTAATGATAGATCCGATCACATTAGATGTGATACCAGAGTCAGAATGTAATATTTTTTTTAAACCCGAAACTCTGGAAAAAGATGAAAAGTATATTTATACAACAGATATTCTGGATTTTCATGCAAAAGTTAGGGGCTCTACCAAAGAATTAATATTAAAATCCTGGTTAGAATATCCGTCACAACAACAGTCTTGGAAATTGTTTGTGGAATATCTTAATAAATATCATTCTAGATCTTCTAAAAAAAATCATTTTAGTGCCCCAATAGCTGCTGGATACAATATAAATAGATTTGATCTAAAGATAGTTGATAGATTAAGTATAAAATATAATAACGTAACAAAAGAAAATAACAGTTGTTTATTTTATCAGAGAGATGTTCTGGACATTATGAATATAGTATATTATTGGTTCGAGCATAACACGGATCTGAAGAGCTATTCACTTGATTCTTTAAGAGATTATCTTGGTATTTCAAAAGATGGTGGTCACGACGCTCTTAAAGACGTTAAAGATAGCGCAGAAATTCTTATCAGATTTCTAAAACTTCATAGAAATTTGTCAGAGAAGGTTAAGTTTAAAAATTCTTTTTGTAAATCTTGATTATGCAAAAACAATTCAAATATTCTTGTGGGTGTTCATTTACTCTCTTGGAAGAAGAGAAAAATTTGATTAATTTTGATCCAATATCAGAAAACATTAACCTGGATTGTCAAAAAACCTGGGCATTAATATCTTGCGGAAATACAAAAGGCTGTTTTCAGCTAGAGTCTAGACTTGGTAGGTCTATGGCAAAAAAATTAAAACCATCTAACATTGAAGAATTATCTGGACTTATAAGCATTCTAAGACCAGGATGTCTGGAAGCTTATAGGGATGGTAAAAGTGTAAGCAATCATTACATAGATAAAAAGAATGGTCTGGAATCTGTAGACTATTATCACCCATCTCTACAGCCAATTCTAAATAAAACATACGGAGAAATGATATATCAGGAACAAGCTATGGAAATAGCGAAAATTGTAGCTGGATTTGATCTCAAAGAAGCTGATAATTTAAGAAAAGCTATCGGAAAGAAAAAACCAGAGGAAATGGCCAAACTAAAGCTGAAATTCTTGGAAGGAGCAGAAAGAAAGAAAATAATTACAAAAAAAGAAGCAGAAGAAATTTTTGGATGGATAGAAAAAAGTCAAAGATATTCTTTTAATAAGAGCCATGCTATTAGCTATGCTTACAATGCTTATCTGTCCGCTTATGCAAAAGCGCATTTTCCCAAAATATTTTTCGCTTCTTATCTCAGATATGCAAAAGATAAGATAGATCCAAAGTCAGAAATAAAAGAACTGGTACAAAATGCGTCAGAAATGGATATAAATATTAACATTCCAGATCTTAGAATAAAGAATAAACTATTTGTATTAAAAAATAATAAAATTTATTTTGGACTAACAGATATAAAAGGATTCGGGGAATCGGTTTTTAATAAGTTGCTTAAAATAATAGACGAAAAACAACTTGACATAGACAATATGTTATGGCCAGAAATATTAACAAAAATTTTGCTCGATATAAATTCTACAGCCGGTAAATCTTTAATAAAAAGTGGAGCTCTAGATTTTTGCCAGAAAAGCAGATGTTCAATGTTATTTGAATACGCTGGATTATCTGAATTAACAAAAAAAGAAATCAATAATATTAATGAATATCCAGAAAAATTTAAAAAGGTCAATGATTGCTTAAAATATATATTAGACTACAGTAAATTAACACAAAAAAGAAAAATAACAATAGAAAATATCTTAAAGAGTATTATCAATCCACCTTACTCTATGGAAGATACAGCAGAATGGATATCTGACGCAGAAGATGAAGTTTTAGGTTGCTCTATAACTTGTTCCAAAGTTGATATGTATGACATAAGTATGACTAACTGTAATTGTAAAGATATAAAAACTACTCTTTCAAAAGATAATCTAATATTATGTGCAGAAATAGATAATATAAATATTGTAAAAACAAAAAATGGTAAAAATCCCGGATCAGAAATGGCTTTTGTAACTTTATGCGATAGCTTTGGCCTGGTAGACAATATTGTATTTTTCCCTGATTCATATAAGCAATACAGAAATATACTCTTCTTAAATAATGTTATAGTTATTCAGGGTAAAAAGAATAAGACTATGGATAGTATTATAGTAGAAAAGGCATATCTACCCAAGTCTTGACAAGGCGCGTCGGTGTCGTATAATAGGTTGTTGGATTTGGTTTTTTCCTCAAGGAGTTTAATGATAATGAATATTACTATTTTAAAGGGTAATTTAGCTAGGGATCCGGAATTAAGAGAAGTTCAAACAAACGGAAAATCAACGTTTGTTGTGAATTTCACTATAGCAGTATCAAGGGAGTATACCAAAGCAAGTGGTGAAAAGGACAAGATAACGACCTTTGTTCCATGTGAAGCATGGGATTCTGGTGCAGAAATGATCGGTCGCTCCTTAAAGAAGGGGGATCCCGTTATGGTCGAAGGATCGTTGCGCAACGATTCTTGGGAAAAGGATGGGGTAAAACATAATTCTCTAAAAATTAGAGTAAATAATTTTTCTAAGATTACAAAATTAGCATCTCTAAAATCGCAATCGTCAGAAACTGTTGCTTTTTAAATCTTGGCTGTAGCAAGACCCTGGTTGATCCAGGGTTTTGCTATATCCTTACATGACACCAAATTATTATAGGAAAATCAATTTTGCCTCAAAAACTAAAAGTTTTGATGGTTTCGGAAGCCAGCTTCATAAGTTCTGGTTTCGGAACATATACCAAAGAGATTCTATCTAGGTTGCACTCCACAGGAAAATATACTGTGGCTGAATTTGCTTGTTATGGTAGAGTAAATGACCCAAAAGATCAGGAAATCAAATGGAAGTATTATGCAAATGCCGTGGATAATAACGACCCCAGAGCGAAAGAATATAATAGCTCTATGGAAAATCAGTTTGGTCGTTGGCGTTTTGAGCGGGTTTTGCTAGATTTCAAACCAGACGTAGTCATAGATGTAAGAGACTACTGGATGAATTCTTATCAACAGTTTAGTCCATATAGACCGTATTTTCATTGGATATTAATGCCAACAGTTGACTCTGCTCCACAACAAGAAGAATGGATAGACACATTTTTACACGCCGATGCCATATTTACATATTCTGATTTTGGACGAGACACTTTGGCTGATCAAAGTAATAATAAGATCAATTATATCGATACAACATCCCCCGGTGTTAATCTAGATACTTTTGTCTATCTAGACAAAGAAAAAAGAAATCAACTCAGAAAGCTATTCGGCATAGAAGAAAATGCTTTTGTTATCGGTTCTGTAATGAGAAATCAGAAAAGAAAACTTATCCCAGAGTTGTTCGCTTCTGTAAAATCTTTTATAGAAAAACTACAAAAAGAAAATAACCCAAAAGCAAATGATGTTTTTCTATATCTTCACACAAGCTATCCTGATGCTGGATGGGATATTCCTCAACTTCTTAAAGAATACGAAATAGGCAATAGAGTACTGTTTACATATCATTGTAGAAACTGCAAATACTACAGACCTTCTCTCTACAAGCATCCATTGGCATTTTGTCCTAGATGTGGACAAAAAACAATGGGTATGCCAAATGTTAGTCAAGGATTAACACAATCAGAACTTAACACCATACTTAATATTTTTGATATATATGTTCAATATGCTATTTGTGAGGGTTTTGGTATGCCCCAGGTCGAAGCAGCATCTGCTGGCGTTCCTGTAGCCACTACCACTTATAGTGCAATGAATGACATTGTTAAAAACCTGAATGCTTTTCCAATAAGAGTAAATCAATACTTCAAAGAACTAGAAACAAAAGCCATTAGAACATATCCAGATAATCAATCATTAAAAGATATATTATATACATATATTAATACCCCAGACTTCTTAAAAGAACAGAAAAGATACGAAACAAGAAAACTAACAGAAAAACACTATTGCTGGGATGGTATTAGTAAAAAATGGGAGAAATATCTAGATAATCTCCAATTAACCGGACTCCAAGGCAAATGGCACATTGTGTTGCCCAGAATATCTCCTATAAATAAAAAAGATTGGCTAGACGATAAAACTGTTTATGATAACTTTATGAGAATAATATCTGACAAGCTTATAAATCATCAAATAGCCTCATCTGCTGTTCTTCTTAATTCTATTAGAGATTGTATTTATGGATTTTCTCAAAATGGAATGAATAATCAACCATACGCTCCATCAAATGCCATAGATATGCTAAATAATATAATTACTAATCATAATATGGCCATGGATGCTCTTAAAAATATAGATAAATTATCAAAAGAAGATTATATAGAAT